ATCTTTCTATTAGCAAGAATCCCTACTATCATATCGGCTGCTGGTCCTAACCAAGGAACCTTTGTATCAACGGGTTCAAAATTTGATTCCGGTGAAAGAGGATCATCTACAGCAGAACCTAGATTTGTCTCTTGTGGAAAAAGTCCTCGTTGAACAGGAGGGGGTGCAGCACTACCTTCCCATGTATATCTATTTGGATTAGCAGTTCCTAAACTACCATCTCCTTCTAAACCATGATCATGAGGTAGTCCACCACCAGCATGATATTCCGGAAGACTCTTAGCGAGTATATCAGAAAGAGTAACCTGTTGTTTCTTCGATAGTTTACCACCATTGGCAAATTGCTGTATAGCACCTATCTTATCAGCATTCTCTGCTTCGAACTCAACTTGTCTTACCTGTTCTTGTTGTTCCTGTAACTCAGTTAATTCAGCGTTCATAGCTGCCAAAGCAAGAGGATCACCTTTATCAAAGTTGTCTCCAAGTCTGAGTTTGTACTTGTTTGTTATTGCTTTTGCTTGTTGGGCGAATGTCTTTGCCATAGTTATTCTGTTTTAAGCTTGTCACTAAATACGTATCCGTTCCATGTTATCTCTCCTTTTTCAGTTATTCCAACTGCTGATTGCCTCGAAGTTGTCGCAGGGTTGCCTCTCGCATCGACAGGAATACCACCGACTGCTGACTCTCCGTGTTTCTCTCCGTTTGAATATTCTACGATCTGAGGATTTTGTCCCATTAGATCATTTCCTAATAGTCCACCGTTCTCCATAAACGAAGGACCATAATTAATTTCTTTGCTATCTACAATATTTGCTGATCTTGTTTGTCGATCTGCAAGAAATTTTTGTTTCCTTACTCCTTCTGCTTTTTCATCAAGGATTGCTTGTTCTGCATCAGCACCTTCTTGTGCTTTGTCAGCAGCATCTAATCCACCAGCTACAGCACCAATACCACTTATGATCGGTCCAGCTATAGTTCCCACAACCGGAATCATACTAGCAAGTTTACCTGCTCCTGAAATCAGTCCTGAGTTTTCTTTTAACCAACTACCGAATCCATATTCAGGAAGTACCCCACCACCCTCAAAGAGTTGATCTGGTGATACTTGTGGTGCTCCTACAGATGTTCTATTGATTGCATCAGGAACACTGAATCCTAGAGGAACCCTAAAGGGTTGATCAACCTCTTCATTATATCGAAGCATGTAATCTGGATCAGTCTGTCTTTTCGTAGCACCTCTTCTTCGAGAGTAATCAACGAATCTATCAAACGTTTCAGGGTCTTTTTTAAGATTAGTAAGACTCCGACTTGGTAAACCACCTAAGAAGTTGGCAGTTTGATACCTGTTTCTGTTAGCACGAATCCTTAAATCCTCTGTTGGATTTATTGATCCACGAAACATGTCTGTGAGTAAAGGATTCTGATTATCACTCAGTATCGTACTACGATCACTCGGAAGTGGTTGACGATCAGTAAGTCTACCACCATCTTCCTTCTTCCACTTTCTAGCATTTTGAGCAAATATTTTTTTCTTTTTCATAGCTGCTGAATCTCCTGCTTTCACTTTTAGTTTACTCGCTGGTATGTTTTGACCCTTGGGAGTATTCAACGCTGCCCTCAATGTACCTCGTTTAGAGGGCTTTATGTATATTTTACTATTTGCCATAATACTTTTTATTAGATGGGGTTCATGTCGTATTTATAAAAATAATCAATCTATTAGTGGTATCCAAGTGTTTGATACAAAACTTTCTAATACTAACTATTAGATGGTATAAAGGAAGTTGTTATATCATGTGAAACAAATCTTCTATCATTCGCATCATTTGTGAATCCAAGTTTCATAAACATGTGTGAATCACGGAACCTAGCATCTGTTTTTGCTGTCGTTCCATCATTCTGCTTCTGTGTTGTAACACCGTCTCTTAGATATAATGCTCTTGGAGTAAACATTCTCCACTTTCTCATTCTACGTTTAACGTCTTGGTTGACCGTAAGGGTCTGTAGTCCACTGTGTTGATAGTCATTCCAGAATGTAACTTCATCAAACGTTATTGGTGTATCTACACCTGCTTGTGTGAAAGCTTCAGTCAACCACTCTGCATTGTTGAAGAGTGCAACACCACCCGGATTAATAAGAAGTGTTATACTTGTATCATAATATGAACCATACAGATGTCCTCTATCTGCATCCTCGTCGTTGTGTTTATAGAATGCAATATTGTTTCTTGTTCCCCATATTCTATCATTATACTTGATAACATACGTTGGAAAGAAGTCGTTGAATCCTGTAAATGAATCTGTTAGTTCATTGTATACGAGTGTCCAACTATCAGTATAGTCACTTACCATTACTTCTTTAAACTCAGGATCGTGGAAAAGAAATGTTGTACTACCGTTTACAAGAGATGTTCTAAAGAACGAATCCATTCCTTTCATTATAGACATCTCTTCTGGACCTCCTGTATACTTATACATGGCTTTGGTGATAGTATCAATCCAATATAACCCGTTGGGAGTCAGCAGAACGTGTCGTCTGTCTGAAGCTCCTATTCCCGTCTTAGCGTAGTCGAATCTTTCAAGTACTCCTGATTTACCAAGAGTCAATTGAGAGATAGTACCTGTCCCTAACAACGCACGTTCGTTCACCGACAGAACTCCAAAAGCTTTCGGTTGGAAGAACATAATTTTCTCATTAACAGTAGTTAGATTAGTAATCTCTCCCCACTGAGGATCAACATCTTTATATGCATTAGTTCCAAAGATTAACCAACTATCTGCAAGTTCATTAGGTATCTTGATGTTAGAATTTCGTACACGTACAGGAAAGTCTGTTTCAGAAGTCCAATCAAACGGAGCCTTGATAAATAACTTGGTATCATTCTCTTTACTGTACACAGTATTATATCTATACAGGTTATTAGTTTGAGGAAACTCATTTGTACCATTTGTCCATACTCCTGCTGTCTCATGAAGAAAATCAGAGAAACTAGCAGTATAAATACGATGGTAACAGTCATCAAGTCTTAATGGAAGATTGATACTTGTCTCTACAGGGAAGTAAAGTACTTCTGGTTGAGTACTAGCTACTTCACCCTCTTGCCAAGAACTGTATAGATAATCAAACATTCCAATGTAAGTATCTCCACCAAAAACATTAACTGAAGTTCCAACCTTATCTACTATATCAGAAGCAGCAATATAAATATTTTGTTTCCTGTTGTTAAAACTTAATCCTTCATACTGAGTAGAAAATATATTTCGTCTGTAGTTAATTAATTTACGTCCATCACTAGCATGGGTATAAGGTTTATTTTTACTTCTCCAAGTAGTGTTCTCTGCTTCAAATACAAATGAGATACCTTTATCAGTAAAGTTACCTGAGTTGTTAACATAGAAAACATCTGCACCAATATTTGCTTCTACTTGATCTTGTGCAACTATCTGTCCATCAACAATGTTTGTTTTCGAACCTTCTTCGTGTTCATCACCAAGAGCCGATCCTGCTCCTGCTATTTCCTGTAACTGAGGATTGTTCATTGGCACTACCGTATGATAGTTATATAGAACTAAATCAGTCAAGTATGAATCGACATTTACATTATCGTTAAGCTCTCCTACCTCTTGTAAGAAGTCACTAGAGCGTTGTGTAAGGTCTTTATTAAATGCAACTTCAGGAGATGCAAACGTATACATATTACTATAGGATGCAGCGTCGTCCCAATTAAAAGCAAGACCTAATGAGGTTACTCCTCCAACTACACCTTGACCCATTACACTCCTGTCTAAAGCTTCTCGTTTTACTCTTACTATCTGATAGCTTTCTGCACTAGCAGGTAAGTTATCTACGGTAAACTCAATATACATTATGTTACCAATTGTATCTGATGCATTATTCCAAGCAATTGAATAATCGTCTGAGGCTCCAACTCCCGGTGCGTATCCTTGAGTCTGTGCCCAAGTTACATAGAAGTCATCAGTTGTAACTGTGTAGTCACCATACACTTGATCAAATGTTACTGTCCACACACCAGCCACGTTAGGACTGAGAGTAGCTAAAGGAGTAGATGCACCAGAACCAATTTCATTCTGCATTACATTACGCAATGCATTACCTACTCCTGTTGCATCAGAGAATATCGGTGATCCGAATCCATTGTCATTGTCAAAGGAACATATAATTCCACCAACGTTTACAGTATATACCACAGCGTCTATATAACCAACTGTGATTGTACCAATTTGAGGAGTGGGAGAACCACCACCTGCATTATACATTGTTTGATTTGAGAGTGTGCTGATAGATGGGAAACGAATATCTCCAATCCATTTCACGAACGAACTCCTTCCTTTGTCGTCGAAGAATACGATACCAAAACGATATACTTCGTCTCTGTGATAACCAAGGTACTTCTGGACGTTATAGGGACTCGCATAGCCATGATAAGAGGGATTGTCTACTGTACCCTCCGGAACAGTGTAAAGTCTCTGTCTCGTCGTTGTAGCATCATCTATGATCATCTCTTTTATCTT